CCAGTGGTTCTCCAGTCAGGAGAATTAGTTTTCCAGAGCCAACCTCGGCAAACTTTTCTACCACCCGCTCAATAGCCTCGCGTGGATTCTTGGGACTATGCCGCCCGTACTTCTCGTAAGTCTCGTCCGCGACCTTAATGCTTAGTATCAAAAGACACCTCTTTTCTTATTATACTACACTTGGGCTAGTATTGTCAAGCACTTAGCTGACCTGATCCCACATCTTATCGAGAATGTCATTCTCGATAGTTTCTGGCGTCTGGCCGATACGGCCAGACGCCATGATCTGCCAGATCTGTTTAGGCACTACGGGCTTGGCCTTCGCTGCTACTTGAGCGTCGACCCTGCGTCGACGCTCATCGGCTATGTTCATGATGTCAAGCTCGTGGGCGATGTAGAGTGCTATGGAGAAGGCCATGACTCGGTCATCATGGTATCCGGGAGCGGCGGCAAGATGGTGCCGGAGGGCACCATCTTTGCGAGGGTTATCCACGAAAGAGTTCATCTCCTCTACCAACTTAATGGAGTTAAGTTGGATGTCACCCCTCATTACATACGTCTTGAACATATCCGTTATCAACGGCCTCGTTTTAGCCGTCGTCCACCAGCCGTAGTCCCGCTCAAAGTCTGCGTCAGTCTTTGTAGCCCTGCGTCCAATGTAAAAGTTCGGATAGCCCATTCTTTGAAGTTCAACTTGGGTGACAGTTCCCGGAGAGCCGAGATTGCATTCGACAGCCATAATGGCTGGTAGATCCATCTCAATGTCCCGGTAGATATGCCCCAAGACCCATGCGACTTTAGCAAGGTCCAGATTGTTGATGTCTCCGCACCACTCGGCCACTTGCTCGTCTTTACTTCGGGTCGTCCCGACCCGAAGTATCTCGATGGCTGCGTTGTCTTTTCCCACACCATAGGAGGCATCAACGGCGCAGATATACATGTTTCCGCGTTCCGGGAGTGCCCACATAACAAGGGTGTTGTCATACTTGGTCCCGCTTTCATCTCGAAGCCATGCTTCGAGATTTACCTTATGTATCTTCTTAGTGTCAATATTAACTTCGAAAACGCCGATGGGTGCTTTGCACCCATCGCGTACGCGAGAGCGAACATCGATAGGAAAGACGCTGCGCAGGCCAGTTTGGAAAGCTTCCTCGACGGTGGACGGGTACTCTTGGAAGAAGACATCTAGCTTGTCCTTCGCTTCGAAATCGCGGCGAGTAATTTGATAGAAGGCAAGCTGTTCCCTATCAAGTACAATAGTCGACTCTCTCTGAACACGTTCGGCCATACTAAGGGTGGCAGGACGAAACTCGATCCCGGAGGAATCGAGCCTATTGTTTGGCCGTAAGAACCACGCCGCAAAAATAGCGTTGAACGAAGTTTCCTTATGCCAAGCAGCTTGAAAGTGGTCGTGGAACCAGTTACCCTTTGCACCCGCACCTGTGGATTCCATGAGAATGACGGAGTGATGTTTCCTTGAAGAGTTGAAGGCTGGCAGTAAATCCTCATCTATGTACCCCGGAAATTCCCATGTGGATAGCTCAGTGAGGTGGGCGATGTCCACGTTCATGCCCTGCCCTAGGGTTGTCTTTTGGTTACCAGCACCGACAATGACGTCCGAGTCCAACGCGGGAAAGTGAAGGTGTGTTCCCTTGACTCGACCTTCGATGTTGGGTCGTAGCCATCCGGGAAATGCGTCATACATGCGGGTAAGAATTTGGTAAAGTTTAAGGGAGTTGTCAGGGTGATCCGAAGCAACCAGACCTTGTGTATTAGCGTTAAGAAATACAAGGTGTGCAATGAGGGCTTCTCCGATAACTGTTCCACCGACCTGCCTAGACTTGAGGAGTACGATAGGGATCTTACATGAAGGAGCATCAGATTGCCTTTCTTCCTCCAAGGCGAGTGCATCGAGCACTCGCCTTTGCGAGGGCCACGGGATTATGGTCTCTAGACGTTTTTCGTCGGTTAAGATTTTGCAAAATCTTGTAAGGAAATATTCAAAGTCGATCTTTGCGAGGAGGCGGTTAGAGAAGACAAAAACGGACTCATCGATCGACAACGGACGGGACGGACCACCTTTGTCGTCCCAAACGATGTCCTTCATGCGATATTCAAAATCCTGCACTTCGGAGATAGAATATCTCCGAAGTGGCGTTTTGAAAGCCTTTTCGAGACTTTCATGGGCGACTTGAACTATTCTTGGCGAGTACATGGATTAGTAGAGGTATAAGTGACCCAAGGAGTCCAAGGGTTAGTGGGTTGGGTAGGGTATGCAGGTTGCGGATTAGGTATGACAGGGTACCAAGGAAGGTGATCTTGTAGCTCTCGACGTTTCAGCTTGCCGCACTTCGAGCAACGCTGATCGCAATCACAAATGTCGTTGTTAACGACGGGATTTCCATTAGTCATGCTATCCATTAATAACCTCTGCTTCTATTACAGGCGCGTGACGCCTGTAAAGGATTTCGTCCGCAGTTTTGCTCATCTTCTCTAGGAGCCCTTCCTGCGAACCCATATTGTTTACCTGAGTGTTCTGCTGAACTTGCACGAGCGGGGACCGCTCGGGCAAGACTTGCGCCATTTCGATGGCTTTATTCATGGCAAAACGCTTATGCTCGGAGGATTGGAGGCAATGCCCTGTTCCTCTGCAAGAGGGACAGCGCAGGGAGAGTTTTGTTGCATCTGGGCGGGTCTTGACCAGACCTATGCCAAAACAGGTGGCGCAGTCTACCTCTTGGTCGATGGCGTGGCGCATCAAGTCTCGCAAGAGACTTGGCATGGCCTTGTACATCTCTACGACGGTGGCAAGTTTATTAAGTGCAATAGCTCCTTTAGCGTAAGCGTCGATCGCTCCTGCCAAATCCGCTTTAGACTCAGCCACTGCTCGCGCGAAAGACCACCGGGGCTCGGCGACGAGCGTATCGCGTAGCCTCTCCAGTGATTGGTTGAGTCCTCCGGCAGCGTCCAGCTTCTCGATGATGTCATCCCGGCCCTCCGTTAGTTCATTCTCGAACCGCGAAGCGGTTCGAGAAGCTGCGTTCTTATAGATTCCATCGAGGGAGTGTACTACGATCTGCCCGCCCTTACCTTTTCTGCTACGTGCTACTTCCCTGTTTAAGAACATCTCCGGAAGCTGGGATGCCGGGACTCCAGTTGCTATCAGAGCCTGTCCAACTTTCTTCCGCGCCCTCCGGACCTCGGTTGAGGCCCCAGTTAGATCCGAAAAGGACCGGACCGAACCGTCCTTCGGGGGTAACTCCGATTTCCGTGGTCTGCCCCTCTTCCGGCGCGGGGATACCCCCTCCGGGGGCATCACCGATGTAGATACCTCGGTCAGCAGAGCCGACTGGACGGTTAAGTTGGAGTCGCTCAAGGAGGGCAGCAACAGTGGCGTCGTCTGTGACATAAGTTTCACCTTCTTCTTTGCTCTCACCAAGGGTGAGAACTACTCCTCGGTCTTCTAGATCACGTTTGTATAGGGCGAGCAGGCCCTCTAGGGCGTCGGCAATGCGAATTAGGGACTTGGGTTCAAGGAATGCCATTACTCAGCACCCTCTGGGTCTTCGCTAGGATGCCCAGCAAGGGCCTTCCTTGCCACCACGACGCGCTCTGGCTTAGGGATGAACCTATTGAGCCTAGGACGAAGAGAATTGATTAAAACAAGCTCTGCGGCTTTGGCATCTTCTTCGGTTTCGAAGGTAAGTGCGCCAATCTCGTAAGAACCTGTGATATCTTGTAAACTTTCGTGTTTAGGGTAAAGTGGTCGGCATGCCCCTCGAATGCTAACTCCGACATAAACCACTTCGTCTTCTACATAGATGAAGTAAACGCAGGGTTTTTGATAAAGTTCAATCTCTTTCTTGGTGAACTTGTACATTTCGCCTTTTGGATGCATAAAACTCCTAATTTGGTTGCGGAGGTGGGAATCGAACCCACTACCCCGAGTTTATGAGACTCGAACTCTACCATTGAGCTACTCCGCGTCTTTTTTACGGTGCATCGCACCGTATAAGTAGTATAACATAAAGATTTGTGTCTTGTCAACGCCCTTCTTCGGCGCCGGCCTAGTTTCAAGCGGCTTTCGGTATGAGAAAGCCCAACGGACGCCCGCTTTGCGGGCGCTTTCTCATAGGGGTTTTTCAATTTTGCGATTTTCAACCGCCAAAAGGGCCTTAAAAAGGCCCTGCCTCTCTATTTGGCGGACTTTAAGGGTTTCATGGCTGTAAGTTGTTGATAATTTTCTCGAGAAAAGGGCGTTTTTTCGAAAATTCGCAGAAAATCGGCCTTTCGTGAGGGCACCCTGTTTTTGACCACGTCGGTGTGG